CGCTGCTGTAATAATTGGTCACTGGTATATTTAGCTTTTCCAGTGCCATCATCCCAAAACTCATGCCGTTAAATAAACTTAATACATTCATTTGTTATATTCCTTATTTGTTAAATGTTTCTTGTTTATATTTAATCGCCCGTTTAATCTTCTTTTTTTGCGTCTTGCTACCAGTTACAAATATATACCTGTGCTTTCTAGGTCTTGGCTTTAAATAAAAATCATCACCGTATTTATCCCTCATGGCTTGCGCTCTGTTTTTAACGCCTCTAAACTCATCGGCTATCGTTTGCCCGTGAAGATGCTCCTTGCCTTTGACTTTCCAATCAGTTCTTTTTGCGCTTAGTCCGTGATATGTAAAATTAGATGCACGGTAAACGCATCCGTTATGACCTTGAGATATATCAGCATAAGATATTATTATTTTCCCTTTTGGGAGTTTTTTTAGTGACGCAGCAATCAACATGCTAGCTTCATTTTTTCGGTTATATAGCAAGCAGAGTCTATTTAATTCCAATACATCACCTTTGTACTCATCACCAGCGACACCTCTTTTTAATGGTGCGCTTGCTGGCGTTCCATAGGTAATAACACCAATTAACTCTTTATCATCAAATAAGCCGAAACGATAACTAATTGATGGCCATCTATGAGCGTAATGAATACCTATAATAAATGGCTCACAATCACCTCTTGAAATAGGCTTTACATTCATTTGTTATATTCCTTATTTGTTAGTACGATTAGCTATTATTTTAGCCATACGCTTTTCAATTTCAGTATCACCATTGCCGCGATTAGTTATAGCCTTGTCAGTTTCAGTAACTACAGATTGACTAGCTAATAACTTCTGATCACGTTGCGGCAATCTACCCTTGCGCATTAATTCCAACTTAATTTTGAACACTTTCTCAAAAAGCTTCATGGCCTTATCTTCGGGCAATTGGCGTTTACATCTAAAGCCAACATCTGCCCGAGTATAATATTCAACGTCATCTAATGCAGGCTCACCTTTAATCATTCGCTGATAAGCCTCCGTGGTGTCAAAATCAAGGCATAAACTCAGAAACTCAGGCAATGAGGGCGGCCATCTCAAACGCTCGCTTATAACCCTACTTACGCCCCTTTTAAGGTGTTGCTCAGTAATCGACGAAAGTTGAGTTATCCACATGTTCGATGGTTGCTCTCCCCTCTCTCTCATCCACTGCTCCCCCCAAATGTCCGCCATCTGCTCCCATAACCACTTGGCGTTCATCGGGTTGTCTATATTCGCTATTTGCTTCTCTTGCTCGCTCGTATGCTGATTTCTTTTTACCAGTGCCTTGAGAGTTTGCATTGTTTTGTCCATCGTCGCCCGCCTTATTTCTAGTTATCCAACCACTAGCGGCTGATTGCCACTTCTTCATTTTACTTTTGCCAACCATCCAGTTTTTAGAGTCATAAAACAGCCAGAATTTTTTAGCTTCGATATTGTTAGAGCCTTTATCTTCAAAGTAAGAAACTGTTTCAATATCTGACGGCGGTGTAAACCGTCCTTTATCTACTCTACTCTTCTCTGTCTCTCCTCTTCTCTCCTCTTCTAAGGGAACACTTACTGTAGCAACTTGCCCCACGGTCTGTAGCAAAGTGCTAGCATCATGCTCCATTGTAAGGAACTCCGCATCCACTAAGGCTTGAAGGTTTACTTTTGATGATGCACCTATCTTTTTAGTGATCCATTTCTCATCAAAGGGCATTTCGTTCTTAGTTCTACTTGCTAACATCCATATGCAAAGCAAGTGACCTTTAGCCGCATCACCTAAATTTTCAAACTCATAATCATCTAATAAATGATTATGTAATTTAATCCATGGTGGGTTTCTATCTTTGTAGTGCTGGAACTCATCCCAGTTTTTAACACTAAATGTTTTTTTCATGTATAATTAACTCCTCTGACACATTGTTTGTTGTTGTATCTTGTTATCAAGCCGCTTTCACAAGGAGCGGTTTTTTTATCCCAGCACCTTCATGTCGTACCCTTCTTTCACTAGCTGCTTAGTAACAAGCAATCTTATATAAGCTGTTTTACTTATTCCTTTTGATTGTGCAGCCAAACTAATAAAATCATGCTCTAACTCTATAAAGCTAACTAATAACGGTTTCTTTTTTGCTTTCATAATTATTCCTTAAGTTATTTAACTGTCATCAATTCTATATGCAATACTTATAAAACGCAACATAAAAAATATATAAATATTATATTGACAGTTAAATCAATAAAGCCTAGTATTAACTCAACTTAACTAAATGGAGTAAACAAAGAATGAACCAACTTATGATTTTACAAGCGATGCTAGACAAGGCCAAAGTACATAATTTAGAAATGGAATGTCTAATATCATTAATAACTGGGTTGACCGATGTTACAGACGAGGTATTAGAGCAAGCATGTGAAATGGCTTTATGTGCTTGGGATATTTAACAACACAACAAATGGAGTAAACAAAGATGAGTAAAAAAAGTTCGCGTATAGATATGCTGGTGTTACTTAATAATACGCTTAGAGATATTGCAGCTGATTCTGAAAATCAAACAGCTGAAATATTAAGGGGCAATATGGCGGCAATGATAAATCATGTTGATGGTATTTTGGCTTTGGATGGTATTGGCTCTGTTAGTGCTAATAATAAGAGGTAAAAGAATATGAGTGATGAAATAAAAATCATATATGACGGGGAATACCCAAACCTATGTAATGGGAAGTTAATTGCTATTATTGACGGGGTTAAGTGGGTCTTCCCTGATTATTGTATGTCGCCTGGTGGGTCGGTAGGTTTTGATGGTGATTGGAATGAACAGGTATCAAGTGGTGAATGGACGCTGACCGCTTGGCCTGACTTGTTGCCAGAAAAGCTAAGGCAGCCGATAGAGGATGCAGTGAATTCACAGGTAGATTGGGGTCATTGTGGTGGTTGTATTTAGATTTAAACTTGAAAACAAAAATAAATAAAGTATAATGTAATTGTAAACCGCAGTTGTGAGAGGCTGTGAAACGGAATCAAAACATTAAAGGTTATTTGTATAAGGTCTTAAAGCGCATAGGGTTTAAAAACTCTCACCGTTTTGATTCCATCCTGAAATGTTTTAGGGCTTTATACAACTAGCCTTTTTTTGTGTCTGTAGGTAAAACAAGCAAGTTAAAACGAGCTATATAACACTTGCAGGCACACCCCTTTCAAAGCTTCTTATAGTCTGTATTAGTGAAGTGAGCTATTCATGCGATTGGTTAATTCGCGATAACCATCAATCGGTTTAGCTCACTTCACAATACAGATTAACCACACTGCCGATATAAATAACCTACTAGTCGTAAGGATGCGGCGCAATAACGATGTGAATCAGGATTGGACAAGTACGGTAGCCTAACCCCTAAGTAACTATGGGTAGTGGTGGATAAACGAGTATGTGTTGGTAAGATCATTATAGAGATAAGCAGATGTTGAAGCTGCATTAACAAAACAATAAGCTCATTAATGTTACCAGTCCTGATAAGACTTTAAACTTTGCTCGATAAAGTTATTTATATTTGACCAGTTATTATAAATTAAATATTAGGTTCCTTGGCTTACCAACCAACGTACTTAAATGTCACCTTATGGAGTAAATACAATGAATGTAAAAAAAGAAGTCGTTAACCGCATCAGGGATAAACTAACAAAAGAGCAAGATAAGCCAAAGTACGAGTGCCAAAAAAACAAGTGGGCAATGAAAAAATTAGTTGATGAGCAAGAATTGATGAAAAGAGAAATAGCAACACTCGGCGCAATGATTAAAGATTTAAATTAAATTTTAACGGAGGATAGAGTAATGGATAAATTCATTAAATGGCTATTTCAATATAAGAAGCGACACTACATAATAAGATTTATTGCCACTGGTATTATGGGTAACGAGTATGATGTAGGGACTTATGAGGTAAAAGTAAGTGATAATGAGCTAAAGGAGTTAAAAAAAATAGGGGTGTGCTTGGGTGGTCGCTGCTTCTCTGAAAACAGAGAGTCATTACAGAGGCACTTCAAGGTTGTTGGTGGTCGTTTCGTGTTTGTTTATCACGTAACATCAAATAATAGTTAAAGAAAAGCCGCAATTAAGCGGCTATCTAATCTATCAACTCACCCCTCGTTTTCGTGATTTCATCAACTCTATTTTAACTATTCCCCCGTCCTTTAATATACTATGTTCATTAGCTTGTGTGTATGCACGAATAGCGGATGTTAACTCAAGCTTAATTCTTGATTCTATTGTAGTATCTAGCATACCGCTAGTATTGTTATCACCTACGTTAAACTTTATATCTAAAACCGCCATAAATTTCCCCTTTTAATAATCCAAGGCGTAATCGCCACTAAGCTTTTCAAGTTCGAGATTGTGCTTCTTAAGCTCGAGTGCTAATCTCTTCTTGTATTCCTTTGCTTCAATAATGTCGTGCGCCTCCTGCATTTTACAAATGCGGTTTTTGTTTAGTTCTTTTGCTGACTCACTATTCATTGTGTTAATCATGATTCATCCTTGGTTTTTGAAAGTTAATCTTTACCTATCTCAACAAATTTAATCTTTAACCCGAGAACACTAGCAACATGAGCTACATCACATAATTTGGCTGTAACACTGCCGCCGAATACTCTTGATACTCTCTCATAGCTAATATCACATAAGCTAGTTAGTTCCATAATGCCATTAATACCTCTATCTTCTGCTGCCTCTTGAATGATTCTTTTTAACTCTCTGTTTTCCATGATAACCCCTGTTATTTAAATGATACGTTAAATCTACTACTATATAGTGTGATTGTCAAATAATAATAAACTCAAATTAATTTGATAAAACACTTGCAAGGTTTAATTCTGTTTGCTAAAGTTACTACATCAACAGCGAAGCGGAAAAGAATTATGTGCGGCATAGACAATCAAATAGCTAAACACTGTGATGATGACGAGATTTATTGTTCAGAGTGTGGTGGGATAATGACTTATGACAATGTTTTTGATTTGGTGTGTGATGAATGTGGTTATGTGAGAGAAATTACTCACGATGATTTTTAAGGGGTAGATAATTATGAGTACATGGTTTAACACAGAAGCAGTTGCACCTCTCGCAGATAGAGAGGTTATAGCAAAGAACACAAGTAGAGAATTTCCAGCAGATAAAACTAGTAAGCAACATGTAGTTGTGAAATATAACGCTAGATTTGATGGCGAATCAATCAAGAATGTAATGCTTGATGATGGTTTAACTCAATGGCGATACGCTGACACAGATGTAGATGGCGATGATTTAATAAATGATTTAGTTATGGCTACAGAATCACTAACACTAATTAACTTGCTGAATGAAATTAAAGGCAATCAATATGACAGTGTTAGTCAAATAAGCGGGGCTATCAATAACAAGCTGGATGCTATACAGAAATTAAGGGGTGTTAGTTGTGAGTGATTTAGTAACATACATAGAGAGTCAAAAGGAATTATTTCTACCTGCTATCACTGATAAAGGGATATCTTGGGAGAAAGAAAAGCAATTTGCTATACAGGCTTTCAACGGTAATAGCTTTCTGCTTTCTACGGCTCAAAAAAATACAGCCAGTTTACAGGCGGCAATTATTAATGTTGCGTCAATTGGTATTAGTTTAAACCCAGCACAGAAACATGCTTACTTGGTACCTAGAGATGGAAAGATTTGTTTAGACATATCTTATATGGGGCTAATGCACCTAGCAATGTCAACAGGCTCAATTCTATGGGGTCAATGTAAGTTAGTTCACAGTAACGACACTTACAAAAATAAAGGTTTAGACAAGGCACCTGACCATTCTTATAGTCCGTTTGGTGATAGGGGTAATGTGATTGGTGCTTACTGTACAGTTAAGACTTGTCATGGTGATTATTTAACGGATGAAATGTCACACGCCGATATTGTTACCGTTCAGAACTCATCTAAAGCCAAGAATGGGCCATGGAAAACCCACTGGAATGAAATGGCCAGAAAAACAGTTGTTAAACGTGCAGCTAAATACTGGCCAGCTATAGAAAGACTAAACGATGCCATCCATCACTTAAACACTGATAACAACGAAGGGCTAGAAGATACCCGTAAAGAGTATTCAGATAAGTTCAATTCGCTTTATGATAACAATGGCGAACCTTTGGTGTTGTGGGGTTACATTGAGCAGTACAGAGAAGATGAGGAAGTATCACAGTATATTTATAGAAACTTCCCTAAAGGGCATAAAACAAAAATTTCATCAATATTAAAAAAGGCTAGAGATTTGTTTTTTGAGTACAAGCGAATATTTGAGGGTGACGACGAATCAGCAATAAACGAAGCAAAAGAAGAGTTGAGTGATTTAGAATTACAGATAATAAATAACGGCATTAAAGCAAGAATTAATTAAATAACTAGGAGATAAAAGAAAATGGCGACAACTATAACAGGTAAATTAAACAAGGCCGCAAACGTATTTCAAGCAGGCGAATCTACAGGGTTTGGTATTCGTTTAGGCGTAAAATACCGTGACCCAAAAACAAAAGAAGACGCATGGTGTAATTATTCGGCGGTTATATTCGCCAAGTCACCAGGGCAAATTCAGTTTTATCAAAGCGCATTAGTTGAAAATTCAGTGGTAGAGGTATCATGTGATCAATTAAAGATTGATAGCTTTGATGGTCAAAACGGGCAATTATTATCAATTGATATGCTTAACGCTAGATTAGGTTATGTTCATACTGGGCAGCAAGTACAGAGTCAGCAGCAAGTGCAAACTCAACAACAAAGCCAAGGATTTCAACCGCAACAGCAGCAGCCGCAAGGGGGATTTCAACAACAAGCGCCACAACAACAAGGTAATCAAAGTAGCTTTCAACAAGCGCCGCCAAATTATCAAAACAACGGGTAGCATTTAAACAGGCAACTACTATTGTATGTTGCCTGCTATTTTATAATTAATTGGAGATATAAAGATGGATGAATTAATTAGCAGCATCTACAGCGACCCTGGTGATTGGTCTATATCCGAACATGTATTTACGCACTCTTCAGGTTTTAAGTTGTGGATTGCAAACGGGCTTGGTTGCTGTAGGCCTTATGAAAGTGGCATGTATATGGGGTTTTTGCAGAAATTTAGAATATGGAAAGCTTATAAGTGGTGGTGCCGTAATGCGCCATTAACACAAGTAAAGTAATTATGACATTCAAAACAACGATAATAGTCGATGACTTAGAAAGATTAAGGATAAAAAAGATGAAGAAAATAATTATTCATTGCTCAGCAACTCCAAACGGACGGCCAGATACAGCAGAAGATATTCACCGCTGGCACTTGGAAAGAGGTTGGGACGGTATCGGGTATCATAAGGTCATATGTGTATCAGGTGAGATTCAAAATGGACGGCCTGATTATTGGCAAGGCTCTCATGCTATGGGCTACAATAAAGATTCGGTAGGTGTTTGTCTGATTGGTACTGATGAATTTAGCGATGCTCAATGGGTGTCACTGAAAACATTGATAAACGAGTTATACAGTAAATACCCAGACGCTAAGATTATTGGGCATAATGAGATATCATCAAAGGCTTGTCCAGGGTTCGATGTGCAAGAATGGCTCAGTAATGCATTCACTAGATAATAATGATATAATACAAATATACTTAAATAAAGCGGATATGTTATGAGCTGTACATCAATTGGCGGAAATGGACCTTCACTACCTAAATCAACATTGTCTATTGAGGAAGAGGCGGAGAAAAAAAGAAAGAAAAAAGCTAGACGAGCCAGAAAAGCTAGGCAGGCCAAGAAGGATGAAGGTGCGGTCGGTGCTGTCGGTGCGGCTGGTGCAGCTGGGTAATAAATGGATATAGCCCAGTGGATTATAGTTTTTATTATATATCGACTTATATTTATAAGGGCGTCAACTCTTGATGCCCTTGTTTTATTTGTTGCATACCTGTTTTATCAGTTTATTGTTATACCATTGCCAGCGATGGATTATTACACTAGCTCATCATTATTAAACTTGGTTGTTGCGTACATGTTACAGTCAAGAAATAAACCCGCCGCCGCTTGTAGCTACGCTATGATTTTATGCAATACGGTTTGGTTTAGTTTTTTTGGAAGTTATTTTTTGGGGTTGACGTGGTGGTCTTGTTATTATGATCAGACTATTTATAATAAAGTCGCGTTTCTGCTACTGACACTTCAGTTGGTTGCTATACTCCCAAGAGGAGTATTAAATGGAATTAGAGATACTGTCAAACGGATTATTTCTGATAGTCATGTCATTGGCGGCATTAAAGCAGCTTTTGTCAATCGTAAAATCTTACAAAGCAAAAAGGCTTTCAAATGAGCGACAGCGCAAAACAAATAGTAGAAGTGGTAATTAACAACCCAAAGGTTCAGGCGGCTGTCACTACTGGTATTATGTCTAATAAGTGGTTCTCTCATATAGAGCCAGTTATTGATGAAATGACCACTGTTTTGGGTTTTGGTGTGCTTTGCTTGCTTTTTGTTAAGCATATTTTAGATATAAAAAGAGACCATTTCACACGCGCAAAGGCTGGCAATAAAAAGAGGGCTGATGATTAAATACACGGCAACTATAATAATGTCACTAGTATTATGGTTGATATATAATAATCATGTTGCTGCTGTATCAAAGGAAAGATGCAAAGAATGCAGATTCGTGCACGTTGAAAGAGGTATGATTTACGTTGCTAGCTACACTAATAAAACTTTATCGTGTAACATTGGTGATTATAAATTTCTATTGAAGTCAAGGGGTATTAGTGCGCTTTATATTAAACCGCTTAATGATGAAAACAACTACAGATGTGAAATAACAGAAGGTAAGTAATGATTAACTCAATGGTTAAATCGATGGTAAGCTCAATGGTTAAATCTATGGTTAATCCATCATCATCGACCGAAAGAATATTTATAGAGTTAGACCCCGTACTCAATAGTTACTATTCATATGCTACTGAATTGGTATTTTTTTCAGGTGACACTTTTGAATTTGAGTTTTTAGGAAAGGCAAATGCCAACACGTTTTACCTTTCTGACAGTAGCGTAGTTAATGATAGGGGTTATGTTCTTGTAGAGAGTTTTGACGGGTTACTTGATCCAAACTCTACCATAGGCACTATGATTTTAGATGGCGTTAGTGTCCCATTAGTGGGAACTGCTTACCCTACTGATGATAAACTGCACACGATGAAGTTAATATTTAATGCAAAAGCAATGATAAAATTCATAGGTAGTCGATTTACAATAGAAGAGTTTTATGACGGGATAATAGCTAACACCAAAGCAACAATAAGCAGCGTAACTACTACCCACTCATTAGATTTAGCTACAGGAAATTCAGAGCAAAGCACAGAGTCAAGCAATATATTGACTTATGTTAATATACCAGACACTAACAGGGAGTTATTCCGGTTAAGTGCCGATAACACGCAATGGAATAATATAAGCCCGCCCACACAAGTACTCCCAGCAGTTATAGAGGTAGCTTAAATATGTATTACATAATGCACACAGAATTTGCAAGCCCTTTGTTGAATGACTTTCCTGATGCTGCTACGTATGATGGCGGTGACCTTACCTTGACGGGTGAGGAGCCTACTAACTTTTCTGGCAGTATTGATAACATGAGTGGCGAGGACATTACAAATAGCGCACTAGAATCTGCGATAGACTTATTCAGGGCAGAGCAACCATCAAATAAATTGGTTATACTCAGTAAGGCACAAGGCTTATGGTTGCATAGTAACCATTCAGCATTCAAACCAACACCAGCAGTAAATTAATAGATACAAAGGAGTAGATAATGTTACTAATTCACGACACCCCAGTTACAGTGCAACCAGGCGATTACATTTATAACGTAGTAATGACCACGGGAGCGGTATCTTTCGAGATATCAATGGACGGCGAAGCATTCAAGCCAGTCAATAACGGCTCCTTCGCTGCCGACAGTCAAGATGTGATACAATTACCAGATTGCCAGATTAAAGCATTAATAACTGGTGATGGCACGGCACAGATTAAGCTGCAAGATAGGTCAGCTTAATGCCAATCATGAATAAAGCTGATGCAATGATTGAAGAATGCATCAGCAACCTTGCCAGTGACGACATAAATAGCGGTGGAGAATCACTGGTCGAACTAGCAAGGTACTGGGCTAAGTCTGGATTAACTCAGAAGTCATTCCTAGATATGCGAATATATATTATAGAAATGGCAAAGAAGCAAACGGACGCTTTGTTTATTGATGAAAAACTAAGGTTAGCAGAGCAAAGTTTGAGAGAAAAGCGAACAGGTAGTATAATAATTCATTAAGGAGACAGTATGTTAGAAGAAATGATTTTACCAGAAGAGTTAACAGAAGAAGTTAAACCAAAGAAAAAGAAAGTAACCAAGAAAGCACCAAGCCAAGTTGAGTTACTAGAAGCGCAAGTTGCAAAGCTAACACTAGCACTTGCTAAGATAGCCACTTTAACTGGTTACGGTAATCACTTAAAAGAATTTAGTATTGAGAAGTGGACACCAAAGAAACAGGACATGGGCAAGAAGTACACCTAAATAATTAAATCAACCCGAAAGGATACTTGATAATGAACAAACCATACTTACACATGACGGATAAAGAAAAGATAAAGCATCTGTCAGAATCAAACACATCAATGGCAGCCGAGCTAATAGAGCTAAAAGATATTAACGCTGGACAATCACAATTCCTCGACGCACTAGAACACCTGCTGCTAGACCATGGCTATAAGTTGGTAGATGCTCATGAGTAACCTTAAGTACAATCCTAAAATTATAATCAGTGACGATAATACTTCTATATCAATAGATGTATGCGGAGAGATTCACGAACTACCAGACAAGGCGCTACAGTCAATTGAAACAAGCAGGTTGATAGAGTTTAATAGACAGGTTGCGTCACTATCTAGTGAAATGGGTAGATTAAAGAAAGAGTTAACGCAGCAAAAAGAGCGTGAACAAATCAGAGACGAAGTCAAGGATGAGATTATTGATAAGTTACTACTTAGATTAAGAGGTGGTTACTGATGGCCAAACTAACCGCTAAACAAGAAATGTTCTGCAAAGAATACCTAGTTGATCTTAACGCTACACAAGCATGTATAAGGGCTGGATACAGTGAAAACGCAGCTAGACAGCAGGGTGCAGAGAACATGGCAAAACCTGTCATACTCGAACGCATAGAAAAAGCAATGGCTGAGCGTTCATTAAATACGGGTATTACAGCCGAATGGGTACTTAAAGGTATAGAAAAGATAACCAATGAGCTAATGGATTGTGAAGACCCAAGCAAGGCTTATAAAGGCTTAGAATTGGCCGGAAGACATTTAAAGTTATTCACTGATAAAATAGAGCAGGATGTTAATTTCACAGTAGTCAGAAAACAATACGGTAAAAAAGATGCAGATTGAAATGCCTAATGAATGGGATTGTATGCCTCATCAGGTTCCTTTGTGGAACTTTTTGGATGGTGGCGGTAAGCGCGCCGTTGCTGTTTGGCATCGTAGAGCGGGCAAAGATTCAACTTCAATGAATTACACTGTAACCGAAGCACTAGAAAATCCCGGTGTTTATTGGCATATGTTGCCAACTCAAAAACAAGCACGTAAAGTTGTTTGGGATGGTATAGACCGCCACGGTAGACGAATGATAGATCAATGCTGCCCAAAATCGTTAAGGAGCGCAACCCGCTCGCAAGAAATGCAGATAGAATTGAAAAGCGGATCGATCTGGCAATTGTGCGGTAGCGATAACTTTGATTCTCTAGTTGGTGCCAACCCTAAAGGCGTTATATTTTCTGAATGGTCGCTATGTAACCCTAGAGCATGGGATTACATTAGGCCAATACTTGCTGAGAATGGAGGGTGGGCTATTTTCATTTATACAGCCCGCGGGAAAAATCACGGCTATACCATGGCAGAAATGGCAAAGAAGAACCCAAAGTGGTTTTACTCATGCTTGACTGTTGATGATACCCAGCGTGATGACGGCTCACCCATCATTACCCAAGAAGCCATACAAGATGATCGCGACGCTGGAATGTCAGAGGATATGATTCAGCAAGAGTATTATTGTTCATTTGATGCGGCTATTGTTGGCGCTTATTACGCTAAAGAAATAGCGGCAGCACACAAAGATAAGAGAATTGGCTTTGTTCCTATCGAAGCATCATTACAGGTACATACTTTTTGGGATCTTGGTATTGGTGATGATATGACAATCTGGTTTGTTCAGGCTATCGGTAAAGAAATTCGCTGTATCAACTATTATGAAAACAATGGTGAGGGCATGGCTCATTATATTTCATACTTGGATAAGTTTAAGCGAGAGCATAATGTTCATTATGGAGATCACTTCGCGCCACATGACATTGAGGTAAGGGAGTTAATGAGTGGCAAAAGCAGAAAAGACACCGCTATTGCTATGGGGATAAACTTCATAACAGTAAGGAGGGTATCAAAAATAGCTGATGGCATTGAAGCAACAAGGAAGATATTTCCGCGCGTTTGGTTTGATGAAGCCAGATGTGAACTAGGTATCAACGCGCTTGCTAGTTATCGTAGAGAGTACGACGAAAAGAAAGATAAATACGGAGACAGGCCAGTGCATGATTGGGCATCGAATGGGGCAGACGCTTTCAGGCAGATGGCTCAAGCTTGGCAAGATAGATTGTCGCAGCCAAACAGAATGGAAATGTCACAACCCTCACAAGCGCAGGGATTTAATATTTTTGGATGATATCATTGAAGAGTGGCACGTCTGCTTTAAAAGCGTACCTGATAAGCATTGGTTTCAGAGGTTTTTAAGGAAAGACTTCTACCATTGCTACGCTTTTAAAGAGTCACCAGGTGGTCAGTTTCTAATGATGGTTGAGCCAATGCGTAGCCATGTTGATATAGACTTATTACCTAACAACAAAGAAAACATAGCAAAAATGACAAACTGTCATAAAATTGTTAAAATAGTAGTTAGATATGATTTAAAAAAAGATAGGGGTCACTTCTGTCGCTTTAATTGTGTAGAGGTGGTGAAGTCATTACTTGGTATTAAGTCTTTTTGGACTTTTACACCGTTTCAATTATACAAGAGGTTAACAAAATGTCAGCTATAGAAAAACCATTTAGAACAGGAAAGACGACAGCCAAGAAAGCAGCAGCACAACAAAGCCTGTTAATTGAGAAGCAAAGAAAGGCTGATGAATTATCCCTTGCTGAAAGTGAAGATGTAATAGCTAGAAAGAAACAGTTAGCCAAAAGCGGCAAAGCTGGTCGCTCATTATTAATTGGCACGAGTGAAACTGGTGCTAAGTCAAGCAATTTAGCAGGTACTACATAATGACAACTATCCCTAAAGGGCTTGGTTCAGTACCAAAGCTACTTAAAAGGTTTAACAAGTCAGAGGAGCGCTACAACAAGTGGAGAACTCTGCACCAAGAAACGATGGATTATTGCACACCTCAACGTGAAACATTCACCATTAGGTCTGAAGGTCAACGTAAGAATCATTGGATATTTGATTCTACTGCTGAAGATGGTATAGAGCAGTTTGCCTCACGCATACAAGGCTCATTACTTCCAACTTGGCAACAATGGATGAGCTTTAGTGCTGGTGATGACGTACCTAAAGACCAGAAAGAAGAAGTCGACAAAGCATTAAAACAAGCTACTGATACATTCTTTTCTAACCTTAATCACTCTAATTTTGATACAGAGATAACACCATCCCTTGTTGATTTAGGTATTGGTACTGGGTGTATCTTAGTTGAAGAGAATGATTTTGATGAATCAAGTGCGTTTAAGTTCACTAATATTCCTTTGGCTGAGTTGTATATTGAAAAGCCAGCACGAGGCTCCATCAAGAATGTATGGCGCAAACAGAAAGTTGAAGCTATCAATGTAAAAATTACTTGGCCTAATATGGATGAGAACGCCGAGCTTAATAAAATCATTGAGAAGAACCCTAATGAAGAACTTGAAATATTAAATGGCTTCTTGTTTAACCAAGATTCAAAGGAATATGACCAAGTAGTCATATGGAAAAAGAATTTATTGTTCACTCAGTCGTTCAATACTAAAAGAATGATTGTGTTCCGCTGGTCAGTAACGCCAGGTGAAGCTTATGGTCGTGGTCCTGGTATTAAGAAGTTACCTGACATAAGAACGGCTAATAAGATAGTTGAACTAACTCTAGGTAATGCAGCACTACAAATGTCTGGTGTTTATACTGGTATAAGTGATGGGATATTTAACCCGCACACTGTACGTATAGCGCCAGGTACTGTTATTCCTGTTGGTAGTAATGACAATTCAAACCCATCATTAAAGGCTTTGACTCCTTCGGGCAACTTAGGTATTGCTGATGGTCTTCTTAACCAGTATCAAGAGGGTATACGCAAGGCTTTCTTTAGCTCTCCATTGGGAGATGTGTCAGACCCTGTCCAATCAGCCAGCTTTAACATCCTTAAAAACCAAGAGTTCTTAAAGCAATCAGGCGCTTCAATAGGTAGGCAAAAAACAGAAATGATTGAGCCTATCGTGGCAGCTTGTGTAGATATACTTAAGGAACGTGGCAAATTCCCTGATATTGAAGTGGACGGGCAAGACGTAACTATTAAGCAGTTATCGCCACTAGCTAAGGCTGAAGACTTGGAGAACTTCCAGAATACACAATTATGGATGAGCACACTATCTCAGTTTGTACCTCCTGAAGTGTTAGCGCTTAAAGTTAAAGTTGAAGACCTGCCACGCAAGTTCCAAGAACAACTTGGTACAGACCCTGAACTAATAAGAAGTGAGGCAGAAACACAAGAAGTAGCTTCACAAGTACAGCAATCAGCAGAGCAACAATTAGAAGGAGCGCCGAGTGAACAACCAGTACAGTAGTGGATTTGACCAGATAGGTGGATTACCTGACGAAGCCGAACTGAACAAGATTAAATCAGATAACGCGGCCATATGGGATAAGTTCGAAAACTTAATACATCAAGTGTTTGAGCAGAACCCACAAGGTAAGGAATTATTATCTATTTGGAAAGAGAAGCTAATAATGACACCAACTGTCACACCTAATTCAACGCCGTTTCAAGCTGGTATTGCAGAAGGTAACAAGGAATTTATCCGTAATATTTATTTAACCATTAAAAAAGTAGAGAGTTAATATGTTTATTAATAGGCAAGTATATATGGAAGAAGCAAGTGCTGATGGTGAAGCTGGCGGTGGTGCTGAAGTTGTAGCAGAGCAAGTAGCGGAACAATCAGTCGATCAGTCATCCGTTGAAGAGATGGCAAACGAGAAACCAGAGTGGCTACAAAATAAGTATGTCACTGAAGGTAAGACAGAGGTTGAGTCAATTGCAGAACAGGCAAAGGCTTACAATGAATTGTCTAGTAAGTTTGGTTCGTTCACTGGCTCACCTGAGAATTATGAAGTTGCATTGAGTGAAGAATTGACGGGGCTAGGTGTGGAGTTTGATAAAGACGACCCTATGCTTGAAGCTGCAATGAAGTTTGCTAAAGATTCCAACATGAGCCAAGAGGGTTTTAATGGGATGGTTGAGTTATACGCTATGCAGGAAATTGCAGAGCAAAAAGCCACGGAAGATTTTAAGGCTGAACAATTAAAGTCTTTGGGTCCTAATGCTGATTCACGCCTTGAAAATATAAACCAGTGGGCAAGTAAAAATCTAGATGCTGAAGCAATGGAGGGATTAAGGAGTATTGCCACTAGTGCTGAGCATGTAAAGACTATTGAACGTATAATATCAATGACTCGTAATGCGTCTGTTGACGTTTCTGAAGTTAGTAGCAACACTGGTGCAAGTGCTGAAGATGTCAATGCTATGCAGTTTGAGAAAGACCAGAACGGCAACCGAAGAATTAACACTGACCCTGAGTTTAAAAAGCGTTATCAAAAACTTAGAAATGATGTTTATGGAATGGAAGATCACAAGATAGTCGTTAACGGCTAAGGAGTGTTAAGTGCGCTGGCAGCTCCTACCCTGCCAGCGACAACCACTTAACCAATTAATTATACAACAAAAAAGGTAGAATCATGTCATTTACACAGTCAACGTTTGCCCCTATATCTAGTCACGGCAACAGTAACTCCCCCAACATATGGACTTATCGTTCAACGGACACCTTCGCTACAATTTCAGCTGAAGACTATTTCATCAATAAATACCCTAACTTAAATAATGGCGACTCAATTACTATCGATGCCTCAGATAAGTCCACTACAGGTTTTTTTGTTGAGTCTGGTGGTAAGTTCACAATACAAGAGTTTGTCCCTGGCGGCACAATTAAGACAGCTAATAATGTAATTATAATTAATGAAGAGGCTGATTTTGATACCCAAGATGCTACCACTATCACATTATCTCCAGGCTCTTATTATCAAATAGGTGATAGTTTCTCTACAACTAAGCGGTTTATAACTCAAGGCTCTACACTAAGAGGTTTAAACTTAGCAACTACGCTAACTTATACCGGTTCAGGCTCAATGTTCACCAACACAAATGCTAACTTTGACATAGCCGATATTATTATTGATTGCCCTAGCGCAACTGTATTTGAATGTATTGGTGATGACACTGGCAACCCAGCACATAGGGTTAACGCCATGGCTTTACAGGTGAATGATTGCGTTAAATTGCTAACGTCAACGGGCGCGGGTGCTCAGGTTTTCGACTTAATTCAGCTAGGTAACGTCACAGGCTCTACGGCTGTATCGTTTACAGGTACATCACCAGCATTGGTACTGCACTTTTCAAAGATTGCATTTATCGGGATGACCGCTGGCTCTGTTGGTTTTGATTTTGGCTCTATGACATCTTTGGAAATTGAGCTTGCTAATATAAGTATGTTTGGCGACCCAACAGCTACAGCTATTTCAGGGCTGGCAGGTAGCGGTAATATAATCACTGGAAATCTAGGTTCGGTTAGCTTGTGTAGTTTCTCAGCATTCACAACCCCGCTATCTGGCATTAGTGAAACAGATATTAGATGGAATTTCACTGGTAATGCTGGTGTACCTAACTCCTTAAGTGATGGTTTAATCAGTACATCGGCCAACGCACTAGAAACAACCATTGCCACTCAAGGCGTATCAGTAAAATTAAACGCTGTTTTTGTAGGTAGTGCCCTAAGTAGATTTGCTTCAGATGGTTTAGGTAGGTTGACTTATATAGGTGAAACCCCTATTAGATTACCTATTGATGTAATCGCTACTTTGTTATCTGCATCAGGGGGAGATAAGCAGCTCGGTATCTGTATCGCTATTAACGGTACGGAAGTTTCCGCGACATGCTTTGCTGGTACTGCAAGCAATACCAAGGCGGCTACGATAGCTTCAGTATGGCAGCATACTTTCGTGACTAATGACTTTGTTGAGATATTTGCGTTTAATGATAGTAGTGACGTTAACTTAACGGGGACTGACGCGGTACTTAGAATTAACTAATTGTACTTTACTTGTGAAAGGTTGTATTATATAGGTAAGTCTATCGGATACCTCTCTTTTGAGCCTGAATCATGACTAATTAAAGAATGCAAAAACTTTGGTTAGGCGGCCCCATTCAGGACACACCCCCTTACTAATACAAATTAACTTAATAAGGGGCATATAATGTCTAAATTTTTATCTAATGCTGCGGTACAAGAGTTTGACTCAGAAGTTAAACATGAGTACCAAGGCACAAAAACACTTCGTGAAACTGTAACAAACCGTACCGGCGTTGTTGGTGATGCTTATAAATTTACTCGTATGGGTAAAGGATTAGCAAACCAGAAAGCAACCCAAGCTGATGTTACTCCAATGGATATCACTCATAGTCGCCAAACGGCCAACCTTGAGAACTGGAACGCTCCAGAATATACCGATATCTTTGACCAAGCTGAAGTTAACTTTGATGAAAAGTCAGAGCTAGCTAAGACTATTGCTATGGCCATTGGTCGTCGTGAAGATCAATTGATTATCGATGCATTAGCCGCTGTTTCTTTTGTTGCTTCTAATGATAGTGATCCAGATACTGGTCGTGTATTTGATGATTCAGGTACAACTAACTTTACCCTTAGCCTTATTCGTGACGCTAAAGGTCATTTAGATGATATTGAATCTGATAGCGGTGATCGTCATATAGTTTTGCGTGCTTTAGCATTGCAAAAACTACTTGAAGATACCACTGTAACAAGTACAGACTTCAACACTGTTCGCGCCTTAGTTAATGGTGAGCTTGATACTTACTTAGGTTTTAAATTCCATATTATCGGTACTCGTGCCGAAGGTGGATTACCTGGTGCTATTAATGACCGTGAAGCATTTGCTTATCACAAGTCGGCTATTGGCCTTGCTATTGGTATCGATATGAAGACTACTATTGATTGGGTAGCACAAAAAACATCATGGCTTGCTAACGGCATGTTTAAAGCTGGCGCAATTGCTCGTGAAGCGCAAGGTATCATTAAGTTACAATATGACGAAGAACTTTAATATTTAATTAGGAGATATATCATGGCTTTTTCAGGCAATGAAGATAGTTTTGTAACAGACTCAGGCGCAAACACTAATGCGTCACGAATTCATCGTTACAGAGAAGTAGAGGCGCTTGCAACCATTAAGGGCGCTAACTACTTTAATGGCGCTGTAAATGGTACTGCTGGTGGTGGGTATGGGTTACGTGATGGTGATGTAATATTGGTTGATGCTAGTGATGGTATGTCATTCTTACACATCTCTGTTGATGTTAGTAATAATGCAACCGTTGATGTAGCGAACGACTTCGCTTAATAGTGTGAATAGCCCTCAACATGGAGTGAGGGCTTTTAAATAAAGGGTTTGTTATGCCTAGTTCTATAGATATAGCGTCAAACGCTCTTGTATTAATCGGTGATAATCCGATATCCTCATTTGATGATCCAGGTGCTGGCGCTCAAGTAGCCTCAAACCTATACCCAGAAACCAAAAAAAGATTGTTGAGTGAACATCCTTGGTCGTTTGCATTAAAGCAACAGCGACTAAATAAGCTTTCACAAGACCCTGATGTGTTAACGGGGTTCACTAATGCCTTTCAGTTGCCCACAGATTTAATCCGTATATGGAATATTCAGTCTCATAGTCAGTACATATTGATTGGTAATTTGCTTTATTCTAATGAAACTGAAATATTAGCCACTTACGTTTATGATGTCGATGAAGTTAATTTGCCACCTCACTTTGTTAAATCTCTTGAATACTCCTTAGCTTCTGATTTTGCTATATCAGTGACTGAAGACAACACTATGGCTGGATTATTTACCCAAAAAGCCATGGCTACCACTAGGCAAGCAATGTCAATTGATAGTCAAAGCAGACCTCAGCAAGCAATTATTGATGCGCCGTTAATCAATGCTCATGTTGGTGGTGGAACTGGTAACTATAGAGGTTTCTTTTAGTGACTATATGGAACTTTCAATCCAACATGAACAGGGGGGAGCTTGACCCCCTTTTAGTTGGTCGAATTGATATACAGGCTTATTATAACGGGTTGCGTGAGGCTACTAATGTTTTAACTCTACCTCAAGGTGGTGTAAAGCGTAGACCAGGTCAAGAGTTTATTGCTGCCGCTTTAGGTGATGGTCGTCTAGAAAACTTTTCTTTTAATGTTGAGCAAAACTATTTGTTGGTATTTACCGACCTTAGAATGCAGATTTTTAAAGATGGTGTATTGCAAATAAATATTAATGGCTCAGGGTTTGATTATCTGGTAACGCCATATACAACAGCCCAAGTTCAAGAGTTTGATTATATTCAATCCGCTGACACCATTATAATAACTCATGTTGATGTAGAGCCTAGACTTATAACCAGAACGTCAGATACAGATTGGAGTATTGGCGTTGTGCCAATTATTAATACTCCTCAGTTTGATTTTAATGACGCGTCTAGCCCTACCCCAGTTAGTGAAGTACAGAACTTTGTATTTACTTTGGCCACGCAAGGCGATAGATACAAGATATCACTAGAGGGTATATTAACTGATGAGATTGCTTATGCTGGTGATGCTTCAACAAATATTTCTAACATAGAAAGGGCGTTATTAGACCTACCTAACACTGGTAATTCTGGTGTGACTGTTGTTCATAATGCTACTAATACAGATTTCACAGTCACTTTTTCTGGAGACTCTGCCGATGATTTAGACTTAATGGTATTTACTCCTATATCAACCGTTGACGTAGGATTTACTGTTGCTGTAACTGAGGTTTCACCGGGCACATCAAGTAGGGAGGACGCGTGGAGTGCACTTAGGGGTTGGCAGAAAACTTGTGTATTTCATGAGGGACGGTTATTTTTTGGCGGCTCAAAGTCTCGTCCTGCTACTTTATGGGGTTCGAATGTCAATGACTTTTTTAACTTTGATGATGGGCGGGCGCGTGATGATGAATCAATTGCCGCTACGCTAGATACTGATCAGGTCAATGCAATAGAGGCTGTTTTTAGTAATCGCTCATTGCAAATATTTACTTCTGGCGCTGAGTTTTATGTTCCTCAACGTAGTGGTGAGCCAATAACACCAGCCACAATTGCAGTAACACCACAAACAAACCTAGGCTCTAGAAGGGTTAGACCAGTAAGTATTGATGGTGTGACACTGTTTGCCCAAAGAACAGGCAAGGTTATAAATCAGTTTGTGTTTGTTAATGAGTTTCAATCAAATCAAACCGCGTCTGTTTCTGCCTTATCGCCGCATTTAATAAACAAGCCTAAAGAGTTGGTCGCTAGTCGCGGCACTGAATCAAGTGACGCAAACTATGTTTATATATTAAATGAAGATGGCTCATTGACTGTATTTAATACGTTGATTGGCGAGGGTGTACAGGCGTTCACGACATGGTCAAGCGGCAATATAAAGTCAGTGTCTGTTGTTAGTGACGTACTATACTTGTTAGTTGAGAGGGTTATTAATAGCTCCACTGTTTATTATGTCGAGATAGAATCATTGACCGCGTTAACTGATAGTTCTGTTATATCTAATGTAGGTGGTTCTGATACATTGACGGGGTTATCTCACCTAGAAGGGGAGACTGTTGACGTTAAGGCGGATGGTGCTTTTCAAGGTGAGTTTGTTGTGTCTGGCGGGCAGGTTACAATAACGCGTGATGCTGATACAATAGAGGCTGGATTAACTTACAAGCCATTAATCAAAACAATGCCTGTTAATATAGGTTTGCAAAATGGACCTAATGCAGCAAGTAAGAAAAAGATTTTACGTGCAGCTATAAGGATGCACGATTCTAACGGGGTTATAGTTAACGGTCAAAGACTGGCTGATAAAACTATCGGGTTAAATCAATTTGATGCACCAGAGCCACAGACAGAAATAAAACGTATTACCTTGTTGGGTTGGAGTTTAGAGGCCGACATTGAAATAACACAAACAACCCCTTTTAATATGACTATTTTATCTATAGGCATGGAGGTTAAAGAGTAATGGGTATAGCAGCAGATATAGCTAGTTTTCAGCAGCAAAAAGCGTCTGGTAAAATAGCACAAGGACAAGCAGAGGTTCAAGCCAAGGCTGAAGAGGCCGCTGGTGTCTCTAGAGAGTCCGACAGAAAAGCTAGATTAGCTGAAGCATTGGCTAGTCAAAATGCCAGTGCTGGTGCTGCTGGTATCACAGCTTTTGAAGGTTCTCCTTTGTCCGTGATGAAAGAAGATATTAGAAGGGAAGGACAAGCAACTGAAAGGGATGTTTTCCAGACTAAGTTACGCGCACTTACTTTAAGAGCTGGCGGTAAGATTGCTAGGCAACAAGCCAAATCTCAAGCCACTTTAGGTTTAATATCTGATGTTGAAAACAAAGTTAGTCAAGCTACTGTTGGTGGTGCATAATGCCTAAAAGATTTACAGACCAAGTACAGATAAGACAACAAAATCTATCAACTGGATTTGTTGAGGGCACTAATAGCCTGCTTTCTAGGCTTCAAGAGTTCAAGAGGTCAACTGATAACCTGATTAATGTGACTGAAACCAAAAGAGGCAAAGAAGAAGCTCAACAAGCTATTGCCGAGGGTAAGCCGTTTGAAAGAAGAGAAGCTGGAATTGCTGAGCAAGTACTAACTGGTGGTGTATCTACTGCTGCTTACAATAAATCCTTAGAAACTGCTTACCTAGCTGGTTTAGGTAATGACTCTAGAGAGGCCTTGTCCGCAATAGAGGCAGAAAACCCTGATAACATAACTCAATTTAACGATAAGTCACAAGGATATGTTAACGGAGTTTTAAAAACTGTTGACCCATCCGTAAGAAATCAAATGGCTGAGTTTTTAGACAGTCAAGTTACTAACTCAAGAATAAGAGTACACAGAAATACTGTTAAACGAAACAAAGCAGAAGCTGTTGCTGAAAGCTCCAAGGCTGTCACTGCTTTTGGTAATGAGGCCGCTAGCCTTGCTCGTGAAGGCAATTCAACTGGCGCCGCTGAATCTGCACTACAATCATTCGCTATTATCGATGGTCTTGTTGAGTCTGGTGATATGGCAACAGACAAAGCTGCAAATGCAAAGCGCGAGATTAACCGTGAAATGACCGAGCAGGTTAGTAGAAAGAGTTTTGATGATATCATATTAAATGACGGACCTTTAGAGGCTCAAAAAGAGCTTAATAAAATCAGAACAAAAACCAAAAAAGGCTGGACACCTGATGAGTGGAAGACTTACACCAACTCACAGCAAGCCGACATAAATAGAGAGCTGTCAAAGCAAAGAGCTAACAGGCAGGAAGTCAATAATGAGGCTAAAATAGCTCTAAAACAATATGAATCCGCTGTTAGTTTGGGCTTTGATGTTTCTAATGAGGAAAAGTTAAGAGTTAAGGGCTTAGTTTCTGGTCGTCCTGAGCAAGATAAATTTGACAGAATTAATAAAACCGCTGCTTTCTCAGTCCTGCCGTCTGATGCTAGAGTGGCACAGTTAAATGATGCAGAAACTGGCAACCTGGATGATGTAGCTGACTTCGCATCTATACTACAAGCCAATAATGAAATAAACAAAATGGCCACTGAAGATGGTTATTTATTAGGGGTTAATCAAGGGTTAATAAATCAAATAACCTTTGACCCTTCAGACCCATTAACTTTGAAGTTAAAAGCGGATCAAGCGGAAACATTAAGCAATCATTATGGCGTTCAAGTTTCGCCGCTGACAGATGGTGAAGCCAACGCACTGTCTGTAGGTATTGATGATATGACGGTTCTAGAGAAAGTGCAGCTTGCTGGGACTTTAAACTCAGCGCCTGCGGTATGGGGGCAGATATCACCCAAGAATCAACAGGCATTTTCAATGGCTGGCGCAACTGGTGATAATGTTTTGATGTCCACTGTATTTAATGGGCAGGAGCTATTGAAAGAGAAGCTAGTCACTGCCGCTAAACCTAGTGAGTACTTAGGGGTATCACAAAATTTCCTTGGTGATGTTTACGGCACACAAGATAAGTCAGCAATATTAGAAGCCGCAAAAGCTCATTACGCCTCCACTGCTGGGAATGTTGACGTGTTTAATACTGATGCTTGGAAAAAGTCATTGGCTGCGGTCACTGGCGGGATAGGTGAGGTTAACGGAAATAAGGTTGAGCTACCTAGGGGGGTTGATGAAGATACTTTTGAGGATTTTATAGACGGTTTCTCAGGTCTTCAGGTTGAACAATTAGGCGGCGTTCTTGGGTTTACTGATAATCAAGCGGCTAATGTTATTCAAAATGGAAAGATAAAAAGCGTTGGCGCTAATAAATACATTGTCATGTCTAATGAATCACAAGCATTATTTAAAGCTGATGGCGAGCCATTAATCATCGAGTTTACCGCTGAATCCCAAGCGCAGCAGGAGGCCTTTAAATTCGTTAAAGCTAAAACTATAGAGTCCTCAATCTCTAAATTAAGGTCGTTTTAATGCCATTCTTATCAACTAGAGATAGTCGCGAGGTTCAGCAAAGCATATCACCAGCTAGTTTTGTTGAAGAAGCTAGTTTTAGTGAGACTTTCGCTGCTGGTGTTGGTCAAGTATTTGATGAGGAATTGTCAATTTCTTCAATGCTAAATATGCAAGGGTTCAACCAGAGAAAAGACCAAGTAAAAGAGCTTGGAAATTCAGGCGCTTTTAATATTTCTGAATACACAAGTGCCGTGGGTGATGTTGACTACGAAAGGATATCAAGTGACTTTCCTGACTTTAAAATAAAAAACAACCAGACGTTATTTGATGAGCGAGCAGAGTTATTAAAAGGCCGTAGAGAGTACGCACAAGATGTATTCGAGCGCGGAAATGGTATGGCTCAATTCTTAGGTATGGCAACTGCTTATATGCTTGACCCTATCAACATTGCGACAATGCCAGTAGCTACCGCTGGAACTACTGTTAAGGGTTTGGGTACATTAGGTCGCGCAATCACTATAGGCAAGAATGAGGCAGGCTTGGCAATAGCTGCTGAGCTAATGATTCAGCCACTGGTGTATCAGCATAAACATGATATAAAATCACCCTTTGAATTCAAAGACGCTTTGATAAATATCGTTACCGCCGCTACTGGTGCCGCCGCTATTGGCGGTACTGTTGGTGGGATATCAGGTTATTTAAAATCAGTTAGAGAAAAAACGGCAGGCTTACCACTTGATGATGATGCGGTTATGTCGCTTCAGGCTTTGGCGCGTGTTGAAGATGATTTGAATTTAAACCCTGAAAAAATAAACCTTGATCTAGAAAAAGTGGAAAAGGAATTTATACAAGAAGTAAGGGAAGAGTTAACCGCCGCTGCATCATCAAAAATAACAAAGAAAGAAAGGTCAGCATTAAGTGAGCAAGTTGCCGAGCTTGAATTGAGGGCTAAGTCTCTCGATGGTGAGGACTTGATAACAGCTAAGGTAAGTATAGATGACATTAAAACTAGGCTTGCTAATGATGAATTATCATTAAAAGCCAAGTCTGACTTATCCAGCTTAGAAAAAGGAAAGCTGTCAGAGGTGCATCAAAGGCGACTGGATGAGATTAAGACTGAAGCTGAGGTAGAAGTTGACTCAAGGTTTTTAACTGAAACCAATAACAAGATGGAAACAGTTAACCAGCCGTCAAAAGTAAAAGAAAATTTCATCCAGCCAGAAAAGAAGCCCGCAACAACTGGATCAATAACCCAAAGAGAAAGAGAAGTAATAGAGCGAAATGGCTTAACGAAAGATTACGATACTGATATTGGAGCCTTTAAAGCTTTAGATAATCCACGTATAGTTCAAGATGACCAGGTTGTTGACGCTAATGATTTTATGAAAAGTATCGACGACGAAATAAAGGGAATAGATGACGTGTTGAGGTGTGCAATTGGCTAGTTATAATGAATGTATAGATATCGCCTTTAAGAATGGCAAGATAACAAAAGATGTTGCTGAGAAAATAAAGGCGGCTGATGATCCAGAGGTTGCCATTGATTCTGTCCTTGCTGATTTGTCTAGACAAAAGCGCGAGGCGGCAATTCAAGCGGTTAGATTATCTAAAGCATGGGATAATATAAAGACTCACCCTGATGGCCTTTATGATGGCCTTATAGGGTTACTAACCAAAGACCCAAAAGGCAAGGCTGGATATTTCAATGTTGAATACCTTGGCAAGTTTTACGAGGGCAAGTATGACTCTATGCTGGCCGAGGCTTTGTCCGCATTCAGGACTCGTGCTGTTGGGTTTAGCCAAGATGAGGCAGGTTTAAGAAGTATGGTTCGCGCTATTTATGGCGAAGCTGTTGATGACCCTCAAATAACTAAGTTCGCAAAAGACTGGGCTGACACTGTTGAAACTATTAGAACTGATTTTAACGCTAAAGGCGGGTCAATATCTAAAAACGAAAAGTGGCTGATGCCTCAAAATCATGATGCCCGTGAAATTTTAGCAAAAGGCAAGACTGAGGCAGAATCTCAAGAGTTATGGAAAGCTAAAATAACTCCAATGTTAGATAGAAATAACATGCTTGATGATATTGGCAACCCGTTAAGTGATGAGGCATTTGATGAAGCCTTGGATTTCACCTTTAAAACAATCGTGAGTGGCGGATTAAATAAAACAAAAGATTTTACAGTGCCTAGAATGGGTGCGAAATTATCCCGCAAAGGTAGTGAAAAACGTTTTCTTTTCTTTAAAGACGCTGACTCATGGTTGGAATATCAAAAGGTTTACGGCAAAGGTGACATATTCACAACATTAACCGATCACGTTAGTTCAAAAGCTAATGACATTGCCACGATGGAAGTATTTGGCACAAGCCCACAAGCAACCTTTGACGCACTAAAAGGTCAAATTAAAAAAGAAGGTCAAATTAAACCTAGGCAAAGCAGATTTGCAACAATGGTTTTTGATGTTGCCACTGGTCGAGTTAACCAGGGTGAGCTAACAACACTTGCGGATTTTATGCAATCAACAAGAAATGTCTTGGTTGCCTCTACATTGGGCAAGGCTTTTTTGTCTGCGTTTAGTGATATTGGTTTTCAGGCAATTACAGCTAGGTATAACAACCTACCAGCGTTAAAAGTTTTAAATAAACAGATGAGCTTAATGAATCCTGCCAATGAGGCTGACAGAATTGCCGCAGTTAAAATGGGTTTAATAGCTGAAGCCTGGAAAGGTAGAGCCACTGGTGCTAATAGGTATGCAGATGTATACGGCACCGATGCCACTCAAAAGATAGCAGAAGGAGTTATGAGGGCTTCATTGCTCGCTCCTTGGACTGATGCAGGTAGAAAGGGTTTCGGCATGGAGTACAGCTCAATGCTTGCTGATAACTTCCCTAAAAAGTTTAATGAACTGGATCCTAATGTTAAAAAGGCTTTTGCCTCATACGGGATTAATGAACAGGATTGGAATACATTCAGAGCACAAAAACCACTAGAGCATAAAGGCGCTAAATTCGCTGATATGACTCAAGATGGCGGAAAGAAATTTCATCAAATGGTTTTATCTGAAACTGATTTTGCAGTACCTACGCCTGATTCAAGAGTTAGGGCTTTTACTACTGGTGGATTAGGCAGGGCATCTATAGTGGGGCAAGCGTGGCGAACAGGTATGATGCTTAAATCATTCCCTATAACAATAATGACCACTCATTTTTACCGTGCTGCAATGCAGGCGACAATAGGCCAAAAGCTTTCTTATGTTGGTTTGCTTGGTGCTAGTACCGCTGTTTTAGGCGGCGTAGCTTTGCAGATGAAAGACCTGGCAGCAGGTAGGGAGCCGAGACCAGTAGATGAAAAGTTTTTGGGTGCTGCTTTTATGCAGGGTGGTGGACTGGGTATAATGGGTGATTTTTTATTTAGCGACAAAAACAGATTTGGCGGCGGTACCATATCAACACTTGCTGGCCCTACTGGTGAATTATTTAATAAGATTGAAGGGCTTACTATTGGTAATGTTCAGCAAGCCTTTAAAGGTGAAGAAACCAACGTGCTCAATGAAAGTATCCGCTTTATAGATAGATACACGCCCGATATCTGGCAACCTCATCTATTTAAAAATGCTATATTTGACCAGCTTGAATTAATGGCAGACCCGAAAGCACAGAAAAAATTCAATAGGATAATGAAAAAGCGTAAAAAGGAATTTAATCAGGACTATTGGTGGAGCAAAGGCCAGCCATTACCAAAATTTTAAGGGGACAAAATGACAATCACAGTAGCACCAGCTAGAAACGAGTATACAGCTAACGCGGCGCAGACTATTTTCAATTATACATTTAAGATATTTACAAGCACAGACTTAAATGTCTACATAACACCAGCAGGACAGGAGGCTAATGACTCAATAGATTTAACCACGGCTTACACTGTCACTGGGTTAGGTGATGAGGATGGCGGAACAATAACCCTATCAACTGGAACTGATATAAATGATTTGGTTACCATTGTATCTAACGTGCCATCAAGCCGAACTACAGATTACCAGAATAATGGTGACTTTAGGCCAGATGTAGTCAATGCTGACTTTGATAGGGTGGTTTCTATAGCTAAAAAGATTGAAGATAACAGCAATAGATCGTTACTTCTTCAGCAGTCACAACAAGACCCTAAACCACTTAGCCTACCTAACCCTGCTTCACAGTTTTTAATGCGCTGGAAGAGCGATTTAACGGGGCTTGAAAATGTAAATGTAAGTGAATTATCACCAGGCTTGTTTCCTAGCGATGCATTCATGCTGCAATCTACATTAGCGAATAAAATAGTCGATACCGCCGTGCTTGCTGGTCAAGTTTACATGTTATCAGATAGAGCGGGTGGTATATTTGACGTTATAATTGGCACAGGCACAGCAAACGGTTTTGATATAGTCGCGCATAACACCTTGGATTTAAGCTTTTCGTTAAGGGTGCAAGCTGTTTTGAACTGCCAAGAGGTTGGCGTTGTTTTTGATGGTGTCACTGGTGTGTTTTCTGGTATAAATGCAGCACTAAACACTAGCGCTGCAATTGTTACAATGCCAGTGGGTCATGGTGTATTAGATGGTGATTTAATTATACCTAACCATAAATCATTGATTGGGGCGGGTTCAGATAGGGCGGCTGGTGAAATAGGTACTACTTTATTATACCCAGGAGTAGGAGAGGCAATCCGTCAAGTAGGGGTACAGAACGTTGTCCCTTATACTAAAGGTGAATTAAGTAACTTTAGAATAAGAAAAACCACACAATCAAGCACGAAAGGTGCTATAGCTTTAATTTCTGGCAGTGGTGTAAGTGTTGCCGATATCAGGATTGATTCTGATACGGCATTGCAAAACTTTACCTATGGCGTTGTATGCGACCAATCGGAGATAATTACATTAAGGCGATTAAGTATAGAGGGTGTATTAACTGCTGGTGTATTCTTAACTAACGGTGACGAGTATACACCAGGAAGCAGTACTAACTTTACCAACGTGGTTTCTATTTATGACATTAACGTAAACGGGAGTGAGCTTTATGGCATACTTCACAACGGCGGAGCCACATTCAAACTGTCTGGCGGTAACATAAACGGTTGCCCTATCGGTGTTCAGATGGGCGGACTTAATAATTTTATCGTAGAAAGTATATTATTTGAAGCTGGTGACGGCCTTGCAGATATAATACTAACACAGTTCAAAGGTGACGGAGTTAGCTCTGTTGGCGGTTGCTCAGGAGGGAGAATAAGCGAGTGCAGAACGTCTAGCTCGACAACTAACTGTATTTTTGTTAACGCTCCTGGTTCACAGGCGAGCCATATATCTATATTTGATAACAGATTTGGCTCAGCTCGTAGCGGTTCGGCTATAGGGTTATCTGACTCTGATGCTATGCAGCACTGTGTTATAGGAACAAACGTAAACCTTGGTGGCTCAGGTAAGGATTACTTGGACTCTGGTATTTATACGTGGAATTCGGTAACAGCTATATCTGACTTTGACCAGCAAGAGCAGAAGCGCATGGTTCTTATGCCAGGTATAACAAGTACAGCTAACTGCGGAAGAGAAAGAGGCTTATCATTTACACAAGCTGTTAACTTTACGGTAACTGATGTTGATGACGTTATACATTGTAATACAACAAATAACGTAGTAACGGTTGACTTGCCTATAGGTACGCTAGGAAGGACAATTACGATATTAAGGAAAGCTGGGTTAGTTAATGTTGTTACTGTTGATGCAGGAGCGGGTAAAACTGTAAGCGTAAATGGAACAGCAGCACAGACTAGATCCTTATCAGCACAAGGTAACGCAATTACAATTCAATGTGATGCGGACGCTGGTAACTGGTTTACGATATCAGAAACAACAGTATAAGTAATATGCGGCGCTATGATGCGCCGCTTTTAATTTCAAACTCTATAAATTCTTTCCCTTTCTTTACGTCGACCTTTTTGATATTCATTTCGTATATCCGGCTATCATTAAACCCATACTTTTTCTGTAAACAATCAACAAAGCATTTAACAGGGTTGTCAATATCTGATGCTTTATTGCTAAAGCCAAATTTAAGCGACAATTCAAGCTTACCCTCTGGCACTGTGAGCTTTGGTAGTATCATCAATATATCGCGCTCATATCGCTTGTATTTGTCGGTTTTGAATCTTCTGCCCTGCCATGCTTGATTAACGGATAGGGGTTTGATATCTAGCTTCATGCTCTTGTGTCCATTATTGCGTCATAAACCTCTTGTCCAGGTACTTCGTATCCGCATACTTTTAACCCTTGATAAACCTTGTTAAATATATCTCTCTGCATCCCATATTGATTAGTAAAATTTCTCTTGTAGTGAGTTACATTAAAATGATGATTACTACTAACGTCATGTAACTCAAAAGGGACAGGAAGTATAAACCAGTGACCTACAGCCACCTTATTGTGCTTGGCACTCCTACCTAATACGTGATGCAACTGAATATCCTCAGAGCCGTCATATATATCACCATAAAGCAAGCCTAGGTTACATTCAGCCCATCCAGCCATATCACTCATCCACTGCTTTTGAGCTGCATTAGCTTTTTTAGCTGCCATTAAAACTCCAGCATAGTTGATTGCTTGCACTCGTCACTTGAGCTAACGCAATACGTTAAATAAATATTATGAGATGTAAATATACCTAAATACCCCTTAACCCTGATGAATACTGTATTTGCCGCTTTACTGTAAAATCTACTTGGAAACATAATCATTAATCCTTATATTTAATAGGTATACCTAAATCGTTAAAATAAAATATCATGTTGTCACAATACTCTTTTGATTCACTCGTTGTAAATTCAGAAGTAATACTCAAGCACTGTATAAGTTTCATTTTGCTTTCGTAGCTGTAACTATAATAATCAAGCTTATGTAAAAGAAACTCTATCTTATCGCCGTAAATCTCGCTATTTGACAGTATCGGTAACCCGAAAGCATCCTTGCAAAAGTTCTTCACTTCCAGTGGCGTTTTATCACCTTGTGATTTTGCTATTTGCCCGTACCACAAGTGCTGTTGAGCGTTCATTGATATACTGCGCTTTTTAGTCCACTTAGTTATTGTTAACCTATATTTACCCTGTGGATTACCTGTGAATAAATCATTTAACTTTAACTTGCACTCCTTTAGTGTTGTAAATGTTAATGTAAAGTCTTTCATTTATTATGTCTTAACTTGTAAGAGATATTCTTTATGGTCTCACGGCTAAGAAAGCACTTTTCAGCTATCGCCCTAAAATTCATTGATTTATCCCCGCCTATCCACGCACGAACAAGGGCTTCAGCTTTGTTTGTGCGTTGCCTTCTTATTGATGGTTTATCGCTTTTTGCATCCTCGTAAGCCCTCTTCCACTTGCTGTTGTTTTTAATTAGCAGCCTAATCTTTTTTTTAAGACTTGCTATTTCATCCTTGTCACTAAAATAACCAGACATATCATCACTAATCATAATCCAACCCCTATCGCCCGCTTTACTCTACCCTTGCCAAGATCAATAACCTGGCCACTTTCCTTTAATGCCTCAACATCGGTTTTAGCTGTTGAGTACGGAACCTTAAACCTCTTATGAATTAAATTTATAGAAAATGATTCATCTTTAAATACGCTAAAAATCTTCTTGCGCCTCAACGCGGTTCTTTCTGTTATTTTTCGAACTTCTTTAGGTAATGAAGCGTTATATATCCAATTAACCTTTTTATAATTCAGTAACACATTAACCCCCTATAAAACTAATAAAAATAACAGTAGTAACAATAGCTACCGCCCAGCAAGATATATTGATTAACTTTTTCATTGTAACCCCTTAAATTTTATATGTTGCTCAAGCTTTGCTACCTTAGCTTCTAATTCCATAATCGTATTGTTAGCGTGTAGCAGTTTATCTTCTAGCTGTTGAATCTCTGCGTCGTCTAGCATTTCACATATCATTGAATCAGCTGTTGTTTGTGTCATCATCAATCCCTAGCTTTAATTGAACTTTATCCATCAACTCATTAACAGATTTGTCATGCGCTTTTTTCTGCTTGTTAATATCGTGTCCGAACTTACTCCAATCACTACCAAGTCTTTTTAATTCATCGCCTTGTTTTGATAGTTTTGTCATCTCAGCATCGACATTCAGCAAGCCTTTTTCCATCTCGTTAAATGCAGCGATATACTTTTCTTTCCATTTAGAGGCTTTCTTGCCAGTGAATCCCATACAGAGAAAAGCAAAGCCGTCTCTAGTCATGTTGTAGCACTTGTATGTCTTTCCTCTAGTTGTCAAGTATTCTGACTGCTCAAAGTTGAGCGCTCTAAACTTATCACTACACTCAAGTAATTGAATGTCACGCATAACATTCCTATGAACCTTATTAAAAACATCAGATACTATTTTTGATGATGTCGTTAACTGCCCTTTATCTAGTGTAACTATTGAATCCATAACTCCCTCTTTATCTGCTAGGTGAGTGTTAATATTAAACTATCAGATCTGACTAGTCAAATTAATTCATCACATTTTATCCAATTAGTTTTTTATGTTAAACTTAACCTAACAAAAGAGGTTTGCATGAGTGTATTCTTTCAAGGTTGGCGGCCTACTGTCGGATGGGTGTGTGCTTTAGGTTTGCTTTACGCGTCATTCATAGAGCCGTTAATGAGATTTATAGCTACAATGTGCGGTTATGATGGCGAATTTCCAATAATTGATACAATGTTAACGGGGCAGGCTTTGTTGGCCATGATTGGGTTAGCTGTAGCTAGAACCAGAGAGAAAGAAAAGGGTGTCCACAAGGATACTTTAAAATGATTAAAAAGAACAACGCGCGCTTTAGAGATAAAGACGCGCCACTGAATGACAGAAGAGAAAGCGGCAAGGCCTCCATACCTACCGCCACCCCAAGAAAACCCACCGCCCGAAATTCATTAGGCGGATAGGGAATTTAAAATTAACCTCGTTAGTTCGGGGTGTTTTTGTCACTTAATTAAATCATCCCTATCAATTAACGTGACTGTGTGCGAATTCTTCGGAGCGTGTGCTTTCCAAATAAA